ATAGACTTAACCGTCTATATCCATGTTCATGTATTGTGTACATTTGTACTTATCATACAATCAAGTATGCGACTGCTAATCACAGATCCATACTTCGATATGCATAGGTATTGAGATTATCCGATATATTTTTGTTTTTCTGGAGACAACCTAACCGTACCCCCCCTGCATCGTTATCCGCAGGTGATTACGCTTTTATAATAAAGCGACGCCAGAAATGGTATCTTCATCCTTGGGATGGATGAAGATTTGAGTTTCCCGTGTCGGTCGTTATCGACCGAGCAAAATTGTTCTTTACGCGTTTTTAGAGGCGTATTTCTCAATTAAAAAAGAAAATCGTATTAAGGTAGCATGTTAAGCTGACCTTTTATGTATTAATCAATCACTAGTGATTCGCAACCGATTTGAAGTCGGAGCCCTAGTTTTATATTAATACGTAACCTTGATAAGGCCCAACTATGGGTAAATAGTATGTTGTATTTCGTATCCCAACTATGGGTAAATAGTAAGTTTTGCAGTATTGACGTTACCCGCGTCATAAAATAAAGTGGATAAATAATCTTCTAGATCTTTCTTATCGTTTTTATATATAAGATCTTTACTCATTTATGTAACCTAGTAGCATGGAATTGGATACCCAGGCTGTTCTTTCTAATCAATAAGTTTTTGATCCCTCCGCTCCTAATAGGACGACATCATTAACCCAAACCGTAAAACAATTTCTCCCCCAATAGAGATTTGTTTGATTTGAATTAAGAACACACATGTTAAAAGTTATGTATTTTACTTATCAGTGCGAAAGACACAGATATTTGTGGGCACCTAAACGTGTCCTATAGGTCAAACGCCTGAATAATAGTTACTACGAACCTGATACAACATGACCACAATTACCGATTCCACCCATCTTCTTTTGTCCGACATGCTGTACGCAGTCTGTAGTGCTTGTGAAGCGACTACCCCTATCGCTCCTTGCTCCACCACGAAGTTTATTGCAGTCACCAGCTGCAACCGGTGCAGTTCCACTTGGAACGCACAATCGGAAGAACTTGATCTTTCCTACTTGTATGAGGTACTCGCGACACCTCCTGCACCCATCGTTCCCTCCAATTTGGAGGTTCATCTCGATGCTGGCATTTCGCAATTTGCCAGCTTCGCTCAGTACTCGCCGCTTTCACAGCGTGCGTCCACCGAAGTCACTAGTTACTTCACTTCCATGAAGAACTGGATGTACGGTGGTGAACACCACGGCAAGTCCTTCATTGGGACCTATGTTCGTGTTCCTTCCGCCCTGGATGCCCACGTCGCTCTTCTTGAGGACGTGGGTATTCTCCTTTACGCCATCATGCGATCGAAATCACAAATCGATCGCCTTGTAGCCATCACATCTTATTGCAAGATGCGTGGCAACCGCATGAACACCATTGGACTCCTCAGCTACTGCCTCACCAACATTATGTTTGAGTACCGAGTTCAACAATCCACCCAAGATGCGTTTTGGAACAAGATGCAGTCCGAAGTCACCGACTCAATGGACTACACCGCCCAAGACGACGATGAGAACCCGTTCTCCGCCCTTCGTGGGTGCATGAACCAGTACGAGAATCTCAAGGAGACCGTACTTTTCAAGAAGCTTTACAAGTTCGGACTTTATGTCCTCACGCTTGGCCTTCTTGATGGCATCAACATCACGTTCGACAGTTGCAACTTCTCCAGGTTCGAGAAGGAAAGCATCAAGCGCACTCATCGTCCCGGCGTCACCATGGTTCACGTCATGTTGGACACCGCGCTTTTTGTGGCCGAACGCGGCTACCAGTATTTCAAAACTGGTGACATCCACACTATCCTTCACACGGGTAGTGCCTATGAAGGATGGGTTGTGCAAGCTCAAAAGCTCATCCATTCAGCTCCGTTTCTTTCCAACCCGGAGCCTCATGGCATTAACAAGTTCACGTTCCTTAGCGAGCTCAAGGACACCATCGAGAAAGGCAAGGGTATTGTCAAATTTACCGCCAAACTCGAGAAGACTGAAAAGCTCTTCCTTGGTCGTCTCTTGAACGATCTGCTCCTTATTGAGAGCAATGAACTCACCAAGCGTGAGGCGCAGAAGCCCCGTAAGGATCCTCTTGGAATTCTCATCCATGGTGGGTCCAGCATCTGCAAGTCTCAGCTTGTCCGCATCATCTACTACCACCACGGTATGTACTTCGATCTTCCCACAGGATCCGAGTATGTGTACACGCGCAGCCCTACTGATCAATATTGGTCGGGCTACAACTCTACGCAGTGGTGCATCGTCATGGATGACATCGCGTTTCTCAAGCCCAATGGCGTTCTGGACCCTACGGTCTCGGAAATGCTGTTGGTGAAGAACAACACTCCGTACTGCCCTCCTCAGGCAGAACTTGCGGACAAAGGTCGCACTCCTGTCCGTGCAGAGCTCTTGATCGGTACTACCAACACCGAACATCTCAACTTGGACGCGCAGTTCGCCTGCCCCTTCGCCATTGCGCGCCGTTTCAGCTACATCATCACAGCTGTCATCAAGCCCGAATTCTCGAAGAACGTCATCATGGCCGACTCCAGCAAGATCCCAATCACTGCTGAAGGCGACTACATGAACATCTGGAACTTCATCATCAAAGTTCCCCTCCCCGCTACTGACCAACAGGTTGACAATCAAAAGGCCAAGTATGCC